CAGCCTTAGGTGGAGCTTGTTTAACAGCCTGTTTTGTTTCTGTTGGCTCAATGTCATATAGAGGTAGACAATCAAGAGATGATCTCGTGCGAAATACAACAGCTATAGAATTACTAACAGATAAAATAGAAGTTATGCACGATGACATGAGAGAAGTATTTCATCGTTTAAAAGAAGTAGAAGTTAAAATAGCAGAAATTAAGCCAAGACGTTAAAAAACCCCTTCCCCTTGGAATAGGAAGAGGTTTTTAGCTCGAAAGTGGAGTATGAGCTACTATTAAAATAGCAAAATATAAAAATTATGCTAAAAATTATAAGACCAATTGTTTTCGCTTTTTTACGTGGCAATGCAATAAAAAAACTCGCATTAGATATTATGCGAGCTTTAGTTAAAAAAACAGATAATACTGTTGATGATAGGTTAGTTGATTTGTTGGAGCAGAATCTTTTTCCTAGTAAGAAGGTAAGTCAACTGCCCCTGTAGTTACTTTCCCACTTTTACTT